GGAAGCTGACGGAAGCCGCCGCCGGCGAGGACCTGAATACCCTGTGCCGGCTGCGCGGCGACATCGCCATGAAGGTCGGCGGCGACACCCACTTCCGCTCGGCCCACCAGCCGATCCGGGTCGCCGGCTCCGTCTACCACAAGGGTGGCTTCCAGCGCCTCGTGCAGGTCCGCGAGCACAATGCCGTTGAGGTCGATCTCGGTGACTTCGCCGGGCGTGTGGCGGCCATGCCACCGCTGCCGGGTGTTGGTGTCGAGCCCTCTGGCGATGTCAGTGCCAAACCTTCGCTCGAAGCCATTCTCACCACCCCCGCTCATGAGGGTGGGGCCGACCAGTGGACACGCTTCGAAGGCGCCAGTGCGGCCATCGGGCATTACGTCCGCATGGTGCATGAGGGCAAGCTCAGTCCGAACGATGGCTGGGAAGCCATTTGCCAGTACAACGCCGCCATGCTGCGGCCTGCCTGGCCGCCGGAACGCCTGCAGCAGGAGGCCGACCGCCTCTGGGCGCTGCATGTAAAGAAGAATGGCCCGGCACTGCTCCGAAACGAGGCGGGCACCGCCGGCGCTGTTCCGCTCAGCATGACGGCCTACAAGCTGCGTGACCTTCTCGCCGACAGGTCTCCAATGCCGGAGGACATCATCGCGCCGCGCGTGCTGACACCTGGTGGATTGCTTGTGCTCGGGGGCGCTCCCAAGGTCGGGAAGAGCGACTTCCTGATCAGCCTGCTCGTTCACATGGCGGCTGGAGTGCCATTCCTCGGCTTCAGGCCGCCGTCTGCCATGCGCGTGTACTATCTGCAGGCGGAGATCCAGTACCATTACCTCCGGGAGCGCCTGCAGCAGATCCGCCTCGATGCGACGGTCGTCGCTGCCGCCCTGGACAACCTCGTCGCCACACCCAAGCTGCGCCTCCTGCTCGACGAGAAGGGGCTCGCTCTTGCAGTAGCCTCCATCCGCGAACACTTCCCGGACGTGCCGCCGCATATCATATGTCTCGACCCCATCCGCAACCTGTTCGACGGCGGTGAGGACGGCGGCGGCGAGAACGACAATGCCGCGATGATGTTCTTCCTCACCGAGCGCGTGGAACGTCTGCGCGAGGCCGTGGCGCCGGACTGCGGTGTCATCCTCGCCCACCACACGAAGAAGATGAACCGGAAGGCGGTGCTGGAGGATCCCTTCCAGGCGCTGTCCGGCGCCAGCGCGCTTCGTGGCTTTTACACCTCGGGGCTCCTGATGCACCGCCCCGACGAGGACAGCACCCTGCGCCGTCTGGAAATCGAACTGCGCAACGGCCCGTCTTTGCCGGCGAAGCTGATCGACAAGGAGAACGGCCGCTGGATCGAGATCAACCCCATGAACGAGCGACTGGTACGCAAGGAGGCGGGTGCCAGATTCGATGCCGAGCGCCTGCGCAAACGCGACGTCATTCTCGGTATGCTGCTCGATGAAGGCGTCGCCGGTCGACTGTATGTGACGACGCAGTTCGCCGAGGCCTTCGAGAACCAGGGCGGGCTTGGCAGCAAGCATACCATCCGCGAGCGGATCGGCGTGCTCTCCACCAAGGGCTTTGTGAAGTTCGTTCGCGATGCGAGCGTGTTCGGCTTCCCCGCCACCCGCTCCCACTCCGGTTATCTGTGCGTGGAGGGAATGACCTTCGGCCCTCCCGAGGAGGTCACCGACCCGGTCACCGGCGAGGTCACTTCGGCGCCGCGCCACGTGCTTCCCAGCCACTACAAGTGCCCCCAATCGGGCGCTGTTCTTGCCGTCGAAAATCCCGAGGTCTGGGTCTACCCAGAGGGGTCGGATGACGACCTCTCTCATATGAGCGAGGCATGACGTCATATGAGCGCGGCTTGCCCCAATCGAACGAAATCAATGGGTTACCATTCAAATATGACAGAGATGCCTCTGTCATGCCCGACGTCATCCCTCATCATATTTTCGCATCGAAATCAGGGACTTAGGCAGAACGGAACAGGAGGGTGCGAAAGCTCCCATACTACGTATGGGAGGGCCAACCGGAAGAGTTGGCCCGTCCTCCCATACGGTGCGCCACCCCGGGCGCCGCCGTGATCACGGTCCGACCCCGGCAGTGACGTCAGCCCGGCACTGACCCCGGCCACCACGCCCGACCATCACTCCATCCCCCTCACAACGGAGACCATCATGGCTTCGAATGCCCCGGCTCTGCCTGTCGTCAGTGCCAGCCCCCCGACAGGATCCATTCTCGCCCTCGACCTCGGCACCAGCATGGGCTGGGCGCTGCGGCTGGGAGGCGAGACCCACAGCGGCACCGTGTCGTTCCGCCCCAGCCGGTATGACGGCGGCGGCATGCGCTTCGTCCGTTTCCGCAGCTGGCTGAAACAGCTTGCCGCGGATCGCGCTCTGCCGGCGACCATCTACTTCGAGGAAGTCCGGCGCCACGCGGCGACGGATGCCGCCCACATCTACGGTGGCTTCCTTGCGTGCCTCGCCGCCTGGTGCGAGGAGCGCGGTGTTGCCTATCAGGGCGTTCCTGTCGGCACCATCAAGCGCTTTGCCACCGGCAAGGGCAATGCCGACAAGCTGGATGTCATCGCTGCCGTGCGCGCCCGCGGCTTCTCCCCCGCCGATGACAACGAGGCGGATGCGATCGCCATCCTGCTCTGGGCCATCGAGACCAACGGTGGCCTCGCATGAGCAGCCCAGCGGAAATGTTCCTCAAGCATGTGGCGAACGTCATCGCCGAGCGCAGCACCCAGTATGGCGATGCCAGCAGCAACATGGCGGCAATCGCAACACGGTGGTCGGTGACGCTGGGCCATGAGGTCAGACCGGCACAGGTGGTGCTCTGCCTCCTCGACCTGAAGCTTGCACGCCTTGCGCACGACCCGGCCCACGAAGACTCAGCGGTCGACGTCTGCGGCTACTCAGCCCTGCTGCGCCAAATCCTCAACACCACATCGGAAGGAAGGTGATCCATGACCCCTGGACGCAAACGCAAAGCCGGCAAGCGCTATCCCTGTGGCAAGCGCATGCGCGAGGAAACCGAGCGCGAAGCCATGTCGACGGTGCTCGATGCCCGCAAGCGCCACTTCGGCGTTACGGCGAAGCAGGCGAAAGACGAACGGCTCGGCACAGCGCTCGGACGCCTGGCCTTTCGGGAACTCATCAGCGACCTGCAATACCAGGCCGGTCTCGTGTTCGCCGATCTCTACCACAAGCACAACGTGATGATCGGCCTGCCGATGCCGAGCCCCAGTTCGGTGGCCGGGCTGCTGATCAACGAGGGGATCTTCGGGGCGAGCCCGAGCGAGCCGGTGCTCGAAGTGATAGACAAGCTGAAGCGGCGCTTCGCGGAAGCCACTTCGGCCCTCGATGCCTGCGACCGGGAGCAGCGGATGTCGTCAGGCCGCCGGCCGACCCTGCTCATCCATCGCGTGATCTGCACGGACGAGGACGCGATGCACTGGCCGGAGGAGGATATCGGAAACCTGCGTGTCGCGCTCAATGCCCTGGTGCGCGTGTTCAGGCTGCGGTGAGACTTATCCACACGACAGGAATACTCGCGTTTCCGCAGGCGTACGCAGCGCCACGCACCAGTCATCTAATTGAAATAATTGATGAAAACCTATTGACGACGGGGTGCGACACGTTTAAAAGTTCCGATATTGAAAGCTCACAACTGCGCCCGGAGATAACCCTCCGGGCGTTTTGCATTTCGGAGGCAGGTAATGCGGGTTCGCTTCCTCGAGGCTGACGATATCCGGATCCGCTTCGAGGCTGCCTGCCTGCGAATGGGCGAGGGCGAAGCCCGCCGTGCGTTCTCGATGGCGCTGAACAAGGAAGGCCGCAAGTCCCTCACGCAGCTGCGCCGGTCGCTTGCGCAGCAGTCATCGATCCCGCGTGGCGCCGTCAATGCAGCGACCCGCTTCAAGTCGGCCAACCGCTCCACGATGTCCACGGTGACCTCGGGTACTGGTCGCCATCTGCCGCTGTACTTCTTCGGGGCGAAGCAGTTCTCCTACGGCGTGCGTGCGAAGATCTGGGGCAAGGCCCAAAGCTTCCGTTCTGCCTTCGTGGTGAAGCGCTACGGTGGCGGGGTCTTCAAGCGTACCGGCAAGGCACGCTTTCCGATCGAGCAGCTGTGGGGTCCGTCCGTGCCGAAGGAGATGCTGCGCGATGAAGCCTATGCCGCTTGGATCGAGCAGCACCCGCGCGTGCTGAAGGAGTCTGCGCGTCTGATAGAACTGATGCTGACTGGAGCGGGGTTCCGCGGTGCCCAGCGCAATCGTAGTGCTGCGTAGGGGGGGCGGGCCTAGGAGCCCCATTGCGGGGTTCTGAGTAGCGCTGGCGCGGCGGCCCGGTTCTCGAGCGTTTTTCTGCTTTTGATTTTTGCGTTTTGTTTTGAATAGCTTGCGCTGAAACGCCCGGAAAACGGGCTTTTCCATCCGCAGTCAGGGGGCCTGATGATCGTCACCGACATGCCGGTGGAGACGCTGGTCCCCTATGCCCGGAACCCGCGCAACAACGCCGCCGCCATCGATGCGGTGAAGGCGTCCATCGCCGAGTTCGGCTTTCGCCAGCCCATCGTCGTGGACGAGAAGATGGTGGTGATCGTTGGCCACACCCGGCTTGAAGCCGCCAAGGCGCTGGGACTGAAGACGGTCCCGGTGCATGTCGCCGAGGGCCTCACGCCTGCCCAGGCCAAAGCCTACCGGCTGATGGACAACCGCTCGCATGAGAACGCAGAGTGGGACGATGAGTTGCTGCGGCTGGAATTCGGCGACCTGAAGCTCGACGACTTCGACCTGGCCTTGACCGGCTTCGTTTCCGAAGAGCTCGACAAGCT